AGATTATTTTGAATTAATCGTTGACGCGATTAAAGTACTTCATGAAATTTATTTAACCTAATTGTTCTATATAGAGATTAACGATTTAAATTATTTTGAATTAATCGTTGTAATAAACACAAAAAAACCAGCATCAAAAGATACTGGTTTAAATTGCTCTAATAGTTTGTTTTAGTGTGTTAGTGTGTTAGTGTGTTAATGTGTTAGTGTGTTAATGTGTTAGTGTGTTAATGCGTTAGTTACATATCGTCGGTGTAGAAGTTCTTATACAACTCGTTTTTTTCTTCTTTCTTAATTTTATTAAATTCATCTTCCATTTCTTGTTGTGAGTACCCAAATATTTTTTTAAGAATTGTTTCAATACTAAACAGTTTACCTTGGTAATCTTGTACTGAGCTATAAATGTCGAGTTTAGCCATGAACATATCAAGTTTCATTTTTTCAATGAATGCGTTTTCGTGAGTGAATACTACTTTAATATTGTCTTCTTTATCGTTCCATTCGTCTTCTGACATAATTTTTGTTGAAATGACTTCGCGTTTCAGAACTTCTTTAAATATAGTTGAGTACATTTGACGAAGTCTTGAGATGAACATAAAGAATTTCATGTCTTCTTTGGATGTGCTAGTTTCATCAAAAGAAAAATCTGAAGAATTGTCTCCCATAGCCATGCGTGAGCGAGGAATTTTAAGCGATTCATACAATTTTCGAGAGAAATACAGAATATCGTCCAATTCGCCGAGGTTACCGGATTCGTCGAGCACATCAACCTGTGTTCCTTTACCGCCCGACCTATTTGAGAACCAATAATCTTCAACCATGCTCGTGATATGTTGTTGGTTTGAAACCTCGCCAGTTTGGTTATTATAGAATTTTTTATATTTGAATTTATTTTGGTACTCGCGCATGACTTCTGCACCGCGTTTTCCTGGCAAATCTCCAATATCAACATTGAAAACGCGGCGTGAAATACTTCTACTAAACCGTAACGGTACCAGCAAATCCTCAAGTGTTTTTAGCATATTAGCTGGTTTCATTGCGTACTCTAAATAACTTAGATTCACACTTCCATCTCTTAGGCCAAATGTTTCGGAGCACACTTCTTCTTTATCGTATGTTTCGTCAATTGTGGTCGATTCAGTACGGTTCATATAACGGTACGCGTCTTTATCTTTATCGAAAAAAAACATAGATGGTTCAATCATTTTAACAGATACTAATCCATTTTTGTCTTTATCTGTATCATAAGACGTCAGGAATACTAATTGTCCATCAACGTATCCAGTTTTAACGATATTATACATATTACGTTTAACGTTCATAAGTTTTGTTACTTTATCGAATTTTTCGTTTAATGCTTTAAGCAACGTTTCGTTTTCTTCATTAACATCTAATTTAATAGGCAATGTATCATCGAAAGAAAATATAATTTCATTAACGATTTCATCAACAGCAACAGCGACATCTGTAGTTGCTGCGAGTTGTCTATATTTCGCGATTTTGTCTTTTTGTTTAGTTAAAGTATTTTGTAAATCGTAACCGTAACTATAGCCGTTGTCGTGATCATCGAAAAACGCGATTGTACACAAATCATCTGGTTCTGACAAATCAGATAATGTTTTTTTGTTTGTAATCTCTGCTGAACCGGGTTTCGTTTTCTTTGTTAGAAATCGTTTAGCAATACGTTCAGTTAATTTCATTCATTCTCCATTAATTCGTGTTTATATTGTTTGTATTATTTATATGAAGAAATTGGTTATTTTAGTTCTTTTTCTGTTAAAATAATAAATTTTAAATCATTTTCTGATGCGAATTGTTTAGCAGCTTCCCATTTTGCGGTATTGATTGCAAACGTTTGAACTGCATGTGCGAGTACACGTTTGGATTTAGCTGTAACTTTTTTAGCTGGTACTGGTTTAATTGTTTGTGAGAACGGTTTTATTTCAACGATAAACTTGTGTCCCGTATCGAATTCTAAATACAAATCGACGTAGTACCTATGCACTTTATTATCCGTTGGTTTTATATAATTAATGGGATACGGTTCTAAACTCCAATTAGTTACTTGTTTGTGATGGTCTGCATAATAAATCGCAGTCAATTCAAGTTTTGATTTATAATTAACTTGCCCGTTTTTATAAGATTTCATGAAATCGTCGACTGGCACAATGAACTTATCCGGGTTCTTTAACGTGTACCAGCCTTTGTATGATTTAAACGCCATGGTTTAAAAGTTTCCCCAAACATCAGGTTCTGTTTTATCGATAATCGGTTTAGAACTTGTACTATCATTAGTGCCCGCTGCGTTTGGTCCAGTTGGATTAACTGGTAACACAGGAGCTGGTGCTTTATTAACAGTACTAACGGATGGTGTTACTTCTGTACTGGTGTTTTGAACTGCGGTTTGGTTAACCAATTCGTTAAAATATGCTTCGAGACCGGTATATGGTACAACTGGGTCAACAGAAATATCTGCAGGTGCAAGTTCTTGGATAAGTTGACTATCAAACGGTTTACAGCTTAGTTTAATAACGTTTTTGGTATCGTTATAAGTAAACAGATTATTGCCGCCAGGAACTTTCCAATTAGCCTCAGTGATTTCCATGATTTTATTATTAGGCAAGATGACGAGGTTCCCAGTTAATTTGGTCAAATCTTGAATCAAATCGGGAACTGGTGCGATTATTTTAGAATAATGTACGAACAACGATATATTATCGAAATTTGTTAACCCAAATTGATTAAACATGTCACCTGAGTTGTCCCATTCATCGCTATTTTCGGGCATCATATATATATCATAAATTTTAAGGCCATCTGATTTTAAATGAGTGTAATCACCGAACACGAGTGTATCTTTATTAATTTTTTCAGTAATTAAAAATTTTGTTAGAATGCCGTATAACGAGATTAATTCATCTGTCATTATAGAATTCAGTTCGTATTCTGGTTTCTTCGCATAATTAAAATTCATGGGTTCAAGGGTTCCTCACACAAACTATTTATATTAAACGAATGTGACCGCGTTAATATAAATAATTTAAAAGTTTAAGGATTCTATTATGGCAGTAATTACATCGAAAGCCGCATTAATCAATTTAATACGTTCGCAATTAGGTGAACCAGTGATAACTGTAGAAGTACAGAATCAGCAGATATCTGAGATTATTGATATGGCAGTGCAGAAGTTTACCGAATATGCATACGGTACGTTGGAAGGAACAGTGATTGTTCAGATAAACGGTGCGAAAAGTTATCCGATGCCTAATGATATGACTAACATGATTAAACTATCGAAAGGTGGTGTACCGAATGTCTCGAATTTCAGCAGTAACTTTGGTGCTGGGTACGTTCCTAATATGTGGAGTGAACAATATTTTTCTGGATCGTTAACTGGTAACATTATGCCGAGTATCATCGCGATTAGTTCAACACAAGCTGTACTCGAGAAGTACTTTGGGATTGATATTAATTTCAATTTTAATCATTTAAGCAAAACCTTACAAGTTCTTGAGAACTATACCGGTGCAGCATTAATGCATTATAATTATGAATACCGGGCTAATGAACAAAACGATTTTGTTTATAATCATGAATGGATTAAAGCGTATTGTACTGCTAAAACAAAATTCATGTGGGGAACGATTACAGGTAAGTACTCTCAAGCGTTAATTGGTGGTGCTACTGTGAACTACTCAGATATGAAATCTGAGGCATCTGAAGAAATAGATCATTTACAAGAAGAACTATTGACCAAATGGTCAGATCCATGCCCTATTGACATTGCATAAGTTTAACGTTTTCTTTTGTATTGTTCAAATGTAAAAGGGATCTTAGTTTCTGAACCGCGTTTATTAAATGTATAACTCGAGCACACATAATTCGAAAAATCGATTTCAGGAAAATATACTAAATGATTTGACAAATACGACGTATTCTTCGATGCTTGTTTATTAAACTGTAATGCATCAATACCAACCTTGGTAACATACAATTTAGTTGCGAATGGCAAAAACAGTTTGTATATTTCTGCACCTCCGATAACCATGATTTCCGTTTTTGAGTCATTGTCCTTAACGTACCGTTTAAACCCGGCAAACGTTAGTACTTTAACATTTGGAAACCCTGGAATACTGGTTGATTTGTTTGATAGCACTATATTAGTTCTATTCGGCAACGGTTTACCGATTGACGCGAATGTTCTTGAACTCATAACTACCATTTTATTCGTAGTTTTTTCTTTAAAGCGTTTTAAATCTTCTGGAATGTCCCAAGGTAACGAATCGTCGATGCCGATTAATCCGTTTTTGTCTTGTGCCCAAATAAGTGAAACTTTCAAAGCTATATTCTCCAAAATGAAGAGGGGCTATTGTATTACAATGGTCCCTCCATTTTATTTAACTGTTTTTACGTGAACGACTTGCGCTCTTTGTACCTTTTGAACTCTTTTCAGGTGTTGAACTCTTTTCAGGTGCTGAACTCTTTTCAGGTGCTGAACTCTTTTCAGGTGCTGAACTCTTTTCAGGTGCTGAGACTACAGCTTTAACATCGGAAGATTCATCAATCAACAACTCAGCGGTTTCATCCGACTTAACGGTTTCGTCAATCACTGTTTCTGGAGTTTCTGGCAATTCGCGAACTAACCCAAGTGCAACCATTCTGCCGTTACAACCTTCGATTTTATCGTGTACTTGAACTGTTCGGTTACCAAATGCGAATTCTTTTAATACTTCAAACGTTTTTTTCATGTGTTTCTCCTAATTATAGTTCGCTTAATAAGTCGACTGTCGATATTTTTTTAGCCGAACCAATACCACGATTGTCTGCCGTTTTTTTGTCTCGGCTTGAACTATTTATTTTATTGATATTAATTAAAGATGCGCTGATACCTTTATAAGCATCAACGTATAACTTCATATTATCAATTATAACTTTATTTATTTCACTAAAAGAAGTTATTGTTTCCGGACATTCAGCTAAACAAGAATCAGTTAGCTCTAACGTCAACTTCGATAATAAACGTCTAGCATTAATAGTGTTTTCTTTTAATGTCGACCGTATGAACTTGAAATCATCAACAATCGCAATCAACTCTATAACATCGCCTTGTTGCGAGATGTTCTCAATATTAACCGCTGATGTAGAAGACACTGATGTAGAAGACACAGCTGTCGCAGATGAAATGATTTCATCTGCATTGGCTTCAAGGTCGTCAGATAAATCAAGCGTACTTGTTATTTTTGCCGATATACTGTCCATCTTTTCAGACAATGACATTTTATTGACTAATTTATCACCTGCTAAGTTACTCATCTACTCAGATTACCGTTTTTTCGAACCGATGATGGACTCATATCGCATAAGCATGTATTCGCCATCGTCGAATGATAAATCTAATCCGTCTGTATTTGGCCACATCACGAAATCACCAACTTCAATGTCTTTAATATCAGACCCGACCGAAATCACTGTACCGGATGTTGGACGCGAATTAACTACCGATGTATTCATCAACGGAATGATGATACCTGCGTCAGTCGTCTTTTCGCTCGGTTTGTCTGCTGGTTCAATCAGCATATATTCGTTTTTTGGTTGAAACTCTGAACTGTCAATACTAATTTGTTGCGATGTTTGTGCTGTCATGTGTTCTCCTAAATGAACTTTTCGGGGTACCGCGCTTCAAAATCATCAAGCATCGATTCTTCTCTTGATAACTCCAATTTAATAAGCGCTTTTGATTCTTTGTCAATCGTTCTTTTTAACTCGTTCGTGTAGTTATTTATAAGCTTACGGCATATCGCAATCTGGGTTTCGATGTTAACTGGAATCATTATGTTGTCACAATTCAAATGATTCAATCTTTAATGGTACAGCATTTCGTGCCAATAAGTTCTCGCCCGGATAACCGATAGGATTAGATACAAAGTTTGTTTTATTCGCTTTAAAATTAAACTTGTCGTGAGTGTGCCCAAATATCCAGAATTTTGGTGAAATTCGTTCAATTTCTTTTGAACCGTCAAAATAATAAAAAGTTGTGGTGTCGTTTTTGTGTTTGTCTGGCAAACTATCAGGAACAACAGGTCCATAGTGTGATATAATCACGTCAGCATGTTTAATTGATTTAAGTTTGTTCATTTCGGATTCGAAGTACGTTAACGCATCAAACGGCGGTTTAATACGGCTATGATATGCATAAGGATTGTTATAATCCAAATACGGTTTCCCTTCATATATTAATCTAGAATCATTGAGGTCTCTATCAAATAATCGAATTGCTTCTCTTCTCCACATTACCTGGTCATATTCATTGAACTCGGTTAATGGCTTCTCGTCTCTTAATAAGTAAGAAATGTCCCATGACATACCAGTTCCACCAAATGTTACGCCTTCAATTTCTACCGTGTTGCCTTCAAGATAATGAATGTCGTTATTTTTACAAAATTCCTTCATTTCGTTTACACGATTGTGCGAGTTGAACTTGTATTTCTCTCTAATCTTATTTGAAACCAGATACATGTCATGATTACCAGTGACAACAAACACGTGTTTATAAAGTGTCTTTACGTGTAATAGAAACGTAGAATCTTGAACAAAATAATGACCCAAATCGCCAGCAATAATTAGTACGTCCGCACCGTGCATACCAGTGCTCGTACAATAACTTGCAATTTTGTTGTCTAGTTTGGTGCCCGGATTAAGTTCTGAAATCCAAAAATCCAGATGACAGTCACTAGTGTAATCGATTTTCATGTTGTTATTTATACCTCATGATACAAGAAACTACTGGTTCAAACCGCTAACATGCGAATGTCGTCGAGTTTTGACGAGTTTCTGTTAAATGATTTATTCAAAAGAAATTCACTTCTACGATATAATTCGTCAATCACGTTTTCACAACGTAACATGGTCCGTGCGTACACACCAGCGGTCGAATGATTTGTATTTACTGCGTTTATTAACAAGTTTATTGACATTTTCGGTTCGAAACCGTCAATGGTTGTGGCAATCTTAATGGTAAACGGACAAACCAAATGACCAGTCATAGGAACGTTAATGTTACCAATAACGAAATCTTCAATGCTTTCCATCTTCTTAAAGTCAATTTTAATATCAGTACCCGATTCGGTCACAACAAAATTAATACAATCATTCATAATATACTCCTTCAACGTTTCAATACGATAATTATATACTATTCAAATCTGTTTGTCAACAACTTTAGATGTATACTTCGGGATATTTTTCTTTTAAACAATCGTTATCCAAAACAGAAAAATCATAATCTTTGAAATTGTGAACATCTATATCTTCTAATGATGAACAACCATCAAACATCTTATTCATATCTGTTACATTTGATGTATCGAATAACGGTACAGATTTTAATGAAGCACAATCTCCAAACATACACCACATATTAGTTACATTGGATGTACAGAATAATGGCACAGATTTTAATGATTTACAACCATCAAACATACCGGCCACTTTTGTTACATTTGATGTATCGAATAACGGTACTGATTTTAATGATTTACAACCATCAAACATGTAACTCATATCTGTTACATTCGATGTATCGAATAGTGGTACAGTTTTTAATGACTTACAACTATTAAACATACAGTTCATATTAGTTACATTTGATGTATCAAATAACGGCACAGATTCTAATGTTGAACAATTACAAAACATCCGACGCATATTAGTTGCATTGGATGTACAGAATAACGGTACAGTTTTTTAATGATTTACAATTAGCAAACATATAACTCATATCGGTAATAGCCGAATAATCGTAGTTGTCATTTAACTCATCCGTACTGATTCCCGCTAAAATGAGATCGCGCAATTCAGTTTTTAAGATGGTCTGTTTCATGTCAATTTCCTTCAATCCAGTCGTTCTGAAACACAATAATTATACATTAACGCACGGCCAAATGCGATTAAATGTATACTTCCGGGTATTTTTCTTTTAAGAACTGATTGTCCAATGTTGAGAAATCGAACTGGCCGTACTCGTATGGAACAACATATTTTAATGATGAACAGCCATCAAACAAATACTTCATGTCTGTTACGCTGGACGTTTCAAACAACGGTACAGATTTTAATGATGAACAACCGTTAAACATGCCATTCATATTAGTTACACTGGATGTATCGAATTCGGGCACAGTTTCTAATGACGTACACCCAGTAAACATTCTAAACATATTAGTCACATTCTTCGTATCAAACAACGGTACAGATTTTAATGAAGAACAACCATAAAACGTACTAATTGCATTGGTTGCATTCTTCGTATCAAACAACGGTACAGATTTTAATGAAGAACAACCTAAAAACATCATTCGAATGCGTGTTACATTCTTCGTATCAAACAACGGTACAGATTTTAATGATGAACAGTTATAGAACATTCCAATTGTATTAGTTACATTCTTCGTATCAAATAATGGTACATATTCCAATGATGAACAGCCACTAAACAAATAAGACATATCAGTTATTTCAGAATAATCGTATGTTGTATTGATATCTGAAGAGCTGATTCCAGCAAGAACCAGTTTTCTGAGTTGTTCTTTTGATATTTTAACAGCTGCGTTCATTATTATTTCCTATTTTGATAGCAAAAACAATTCAATAAAATGGCTCAGTGATGAGCTCAACCCAAAGAACGGTAGAATTACCCAATAATGACTGCTCGAGCTATGATAACCGACGTGTCTTTCTGCTTTATGAAATCCAAATCCTAACCATTTTCTAGTATCTGAGTCAACAAACTTAATTTTAATCAAAACCAGCCCATTCAACCGTTTAAATAATCAATCATATCTTGTACAGATGCTTCTTCTAATTCAGTGCCAGCACTAATATAGTGAAATTCCGACTTGATAATATCCTCAAGCGCGTATTCAATTTCAGTAAATTCCATGCTGTATTCAACACCGTTTTTAATGAATGTCACATCGCCATCATCCATCATCGCATGATGCAAAATCAGTAAAAAATTCTCAATACTTGTTGAAGTAGTTAACGCACTTTGATAATGCTTAGGCATAAAACTATATGGATTAAGGTCGGTGCTGAGAATTGCCTTGGCTAATGCTTGAAATTTGAATTCATCATCATTTCGGTAACCGATCTTTTTGAAATGATTTTCTGCGTATGTTTCATTCAGGATTTCTTTAATATAATTCATCGCATCATCGTGGCGTTCGTTTAATTTATCAAGTACTGTTTGTTTGTTGTTCTCGGTCATATCAATCTCCTTCAATACGATAATTATATACTAAAACAATCGGGTTGTCAACAATTATTTAGCATTAAATGATGTGCGAAAAAGCTAACACAATTGTTATCTGCGTATGCATTGTACTTTTAATCGAAAAACTAATACACCAGACTCAAAGTGATACACACGTTCATATGTACAATTCTGGATATTTGTCTTTAATCCATGTGTTGTTTAAACTAGAAAAATCATAATCTGAAAAATTATATGGATTAATATCTTTTAATTTTATGCAATCATTGAATATGTCGTCTATAAATGTGGCACTAACCGTTGAAAGATTTGGCACTGATTCAAGATTGACACACCCGCAGAACATGCATGACAGATCCACACAATTAATCGTATTGAACTCAGGAACACGTTTAAGACTGCTGCAATATCCAAACATCGTGCCAGCATCACGGACATTCTTTGTTCTAAATAGCGGAACTGTTTCTAATGAAGTGCAACATTCAAACATGCCAGTCATGTCCGTAACGTTCCTTGTATCGAATAACGGTACAGCCTCTAATGAAGTACAACTAAGAAACATATAACTAGTATCGAAGCAATTCGATGTGCTGAATAATGGCACAGTTTTTAATGAGTTGCAATGGTTAAACATGCCAACCATTCGTTCAACTTTGCTCGTGTCAAATAAATCTACTTGAATTAACGAGTTACAACCTTCGAACATATACCGCATATCAGTTACATTTGATGTATCGAATAATTGAACAGATTTTAATGAAGAACAACCAACAAACATGCCGTTCGTATTGGTTACATTGAATGTGTTTAATAATGGCACTGTTTCCAATAAAGAACAATTAAAGAACATTCGGGACATATCCGTAATGCTTGAATAATTGTATTTCGAATTTAACTCTGAGGTGCTTATACCATTAAGAATTAAATCTCTGAGTTCTGCGATGTTTATTCTAATCATCAGCCAAATCATCAATGAACAATATTAATTCTGCTTTGAGATTATCAAATTTATCATTAAAATCGAAATAATGTACGTATGGCGTAATTCTCGGCAACTTGGTTGTGATGTGCCAATACTCACAAAATTCACATTTATACGCACGTTGATATTGCTGCCGACGGTTCATGACTCGTTGTGCATGTGCTTCACTTAACAACTTGCGTTTAATCACGCAACCGTGTGCAACTGACTTTGGTGTGTTTTGAGTATTTTTCATAATTCTCTCCATTATTAAACGTATACTTCTGGATATTTTTCTTTTAAATAATCGTTATCCAAAACAGAAAAATCATAATCTTTGAAATTGTGAACATCTAAATCTTCTAATGAAGAACAACCATCAAACAGCCGTTCCATATCAGTCACATTAGACGTGTCGAATAACGGTACCGATTTTAATGAAGAACAACCATCAAACAGCCGTACCATAGCAGTTACTTTTGATGTACAGAATAATGGTACCGATTTTAATGATGAACAGCCATAAAACATGAAACTCATATTGGTTACATTAGATGTACAGAATAATGGTACAGATTTTAATGACTTACAACTATCAAACATACACCACATATTGGTTACATTAGATGTACAGAATAATGGTACAGTTTTTAATGACTTACAACCATCAAACATACAAGACATATCTGTTACATTAGACGTATCGAATAATGGTACTGATTTTAATGAGGAACAACCATCAAACAGCCGTACCATATCAGTACAATTCGATGTATCAAATAACGGTACAGTTTTTAATGAAGAACAATCTATGAACATACACCACATATTAGTTACATTTGATGTACAGAATAATGGTACTGATTTTAATGACTTACAACCATCAAACATACAAGACATATCTGTTACATTAGACGTATCGAATAATGGTACTGATTTTAATGTTGAACAACCATCAAACATACCGGCCATTTTTGTTACATTAGACGTATCGAATAACGGTACTGATTTTAATGTTGAACTGTTTTCGAACATTTGAGACATGTCAGTAATACCAGAATAATCGTAGTTGTCATTTAACTCTGTAGTACTGGCTCCTGCTAAAATGAGTTCACGTAATTCGTTTTTTGAAATCACCTGTTTCATATAAATATCCTTCTTTCGTAACTAGTTTTAATGACTAGTCTTCAAATTATAACAATGTATTTAAGATAATGCAATCGCCATTTCACGCATGTCAAGTACACGTTCTAATGTATCAGTACTGTCTTTGTCATCACGAATCTCAATAAACCGCGGGTGAGAAAATGAATAATAATCGTGATTCTCTGCTTTTGTTATATCGTTGAACTGTACACACATAATCTTGCCTAAAAATGCTTCACGATTGGCTGATACTTCATTTAAAAATGCGTCAGAAAAACCAGATGTGCGTCCTCGGATTGTCCTTTCATCATTCTCGAATACAATCGAACCAACCTTGCCTTCACGTTTCGTTCCAACTCGACCTTCTTGATAAGCAACAATACGAGTTTCAGCGTCTATACATATCTTCATTTTAAGCTGTTCGTTGTTAGTGCCATTCTTGAATACTGAACTTTGATTCTTGAGTACTGCACCTTCATAACCAGCATCCATCCACTTTGATGTCTGCTTTAATGCAGCACTTACATCGTGAACTTCATGCGTTTCAACAATACGGATATTTGAACATGTAATGTGCTCTGAAAAGATTTCTTCCAATTTGTTGAAACGGTCAATATATGGAATATTGTTTTTTACTTTGTTTGATGCGTTTTTGTACTCTTCAATAATAACATAATCCCATGCATCAAAAATTAAATCACTGTATGGTACATCTTTTGAATTAATCATGCCATTACCAATCGCTCGGTCAGTAATTCCGCGTACTGTTAATTCACCAAAATACATGCCGTTAGAACATGCTGATAATGCTTCAAATAACTCAGGATATTCATATGACTCGCCTGAACGCGACCTTGCTTGTACTTCACCATTCTGTACAGTGAATTCACGATACGTACCGTCACACTTCATTTGTAACGTCGCTGGGTACTGAATTTTCTTCTTTGTCTTATCATTGAATACACCACAACGCATATAAATCGGCTTAGTAATTAAATTAGGGAAAACTTTGTTAATCTGAGTTCTTCCAACATTACAACGTATATCACGATTGATAATCTTCTTAATTATTATTGAATCACGTTCAGATAATGAATACAATGTGTTAGATAATGATTGTAACGCCGCATTACCGGTTACTTCACGTGTGCTTAATTCGTCAGCTAGGAAAGATAGAGCACACTCTAATGACGTTTCGATCTGTACAGGATTGAACTTATCCACATTCTTTAATGTTACACCATACGAGAACTCTACCTTATCATAAGCCATTTTGAAGATTTTAGCAAGTAATTCGTTGTCACTGTACTGTTTAAGAACTTTAATCTTGTAATTAGACGAATTGGATTCGTTCAATTCTTTAAAAATCTCTGTAATACTTTTGTTCATTGTGTTCTCTCCTTCAACCGTATAATACGATAATTATATACTAAATGAATCGTGTTGTCAACAACAATGTTGTTGTCTGAACGCACGGTAAAGGTCAGATAAGGTCAGATACTGTCATACCACGGGAGTGCAATAACGCGAGTTCTTTCATAAGCTGCGATTTGTCTTCTGTCGCTAAATCATTAATATCTCCTGGGTTACTGTTGGAACTCAATAATGAAGAAAGTTCGTCGGAGTGAACGGGCGCTGTGTCCAATGCAGTGTAATGCGAATTAAAGTAAACCGGTGCTTGTTCTAAATTTGGTGTAATGTATCCGAAATCAGATAATGATAAATCGTGGTCCAGTTCAGACCCGAGGAACATCGCATCCATACATTTGGCATTCTTCGTATTAAACTTTGGAATGTCTTTCAGCTCAGAAAATGCGAACATCCCTGAAAAATTCTCGACATTCTTTGTATTAAACGCTGGTACTTTCTCTAATGAGTCGGCGAAAGCAAACATCCCTGCCATGTCTTGCACATTATCAGTCTTCATCTTGTGAATCTTCTTGAGTTTTGAACAATCTCTGAACATGCACCTGGTACTAATGCAACTGCTTGTGTCTAATCGCGGCACCGACTCAAGTAAAAAACAACCGTCAAACATGTGACCCATTTCTGTTACATTTGATGTGTCGAATAACGGTAACTCTAAAACCGCACAATCTCTGAACATCGACCGCATGTCTGTAACATTTGATGTTAATAACATCGGGAAAGACTTCAGCTTGGTACCCCTAAATAACCCTGTCATGTTTGTTATACTAGAATAATCGTACTTCGAATTAAGCTCTGATGTGCTGATTCCACTAAGCACTAACTTCTTAAGCTTGGTCTTGGTAATCCGTCTTTTTGGTTTGTTTAGATGCGTTGGATGCGCTGGATGCTCGGTCTGTTCGTTTGTCATATATGGCTCCGTTTGTCTGTGTCTTATATCTATTTATTGTTGCAATTGTTGCAATTCATGAAATTTATTTAACTTAAATACTCTAATAGAATTCAACGATTTAAATTATTTTGAATTAATCTGACGAAGTTCATGAAATTTATTTAACCACTTATTCTGAATTGTTCTATATAGAGATTAACGATTTAAATTATTTTGAATTAATCGTTGACGAAGTTCATGAAATTTATTTAACCTAATTGTTCTATATAGAGTTTAACGATTTAGATTATTTTGAATTAATCGTTGA